CATCTGAAACTCTCGCAATCGAACCGTCAAAAGGCTTGCCGTGTACGATTCCACCGTGTGCAAAAGGTTTTGCAGCCTTGACAGACGCAATCATGATTGTGGTGGCAGCAGCAGCGAGAGCTGCTCCAGGAAAGCCCTTACTAGCCTCAGCGAGGAAAAACTTAGATGCTGCCAGTTTTTCTGTTGCATCTGCATCGTCCCTGGCTGCTGCTGCTTCCTTTGCCATCGCCTTTGCATTCTTCTTCGCCGTTTTTTCGGCCAACTTCGAAGCAGCTACGTCAGCAAGTTTGGAAATACCTGTTTTTGCTGCAGCACTGGCAGCACCGGACACTTTATCCTTCCCCGTCGTGGTTTTATCCTTTGTTTCGTCCTTATCCTTTTTCTTTCCGCTAAGAAGTCCGGAGAATGCGTCAACACCCTTTTTTACATCATTACCTGCTGCTTTCTTTGCAGCCTCAGCACCTGTCAGCCTTCCAATTGCAAATTTGATGTCAGAGATGGCATCACTTACCTCTTCAATCGATCTGACTGTCCGAAGGAGGGCCTGGAATATCGCAAGAGTCTTTTTAAATACACTTTCGTTGGAATTTTTAAACACATCCTTCACGCCTTCCCAACTTTCTCCTATATTCTCGACATTATCTACAATGCTCCCGATATCGCTTTCGGCTTCCCTGCGTGCATCTTTTATATCCTGCTTAAATTTCTCGACTCGAATCATCTTTGTAAGGTCAGCTTTTTTAAGTTTGAGAGAACCAATCTCATTTGAAAACTGATTGATACCGTCCTTTGCCTTTTCCTGATAATAGCTTAGTTTGTCTGTTGTGTTATCAAGTTCGGCCTGCAACTTTTCTATTGGAGACAGATCGTAATCAAACGTTTTGTCCACACCGGGCATTGCGTCATTACCTTCTTTTAAGATGGCACTTTCTTTCCAGCCATTAGATAGATCTTTTTGCTTATCGTTCAGATTAAGAGCAGAGCTGTTCTTGTAAGCCTCAGCATAACTCTCATATTTCTTTTGGTCGGCCTCATCAAGAGTAATTGCACCTGCTGCGAGCTGCCTATCATATTTCTCCAGATCGGTATTAAGTTGTTCTTGTATCTGGTGAAATTTAACCAGGTCATCACTTTTGAAAAGTTCTTTCAGGGTATTTGTCGATTCTGGTATTTTTCGGGAATTTATAAATTTATCAGATGGCTTCCCTTCTATCATGTCTTTAAGTTCCCCACCCAATTTTGAATTACGGGATAACGCATACTTGGCAGTCTGAGACTGCATATAGGTGTTTTTGGTTAAATCCTTTAGCTGAGATAGATAATCGGATTCTGTTATATATCCATTCTTGTACTGCCAGTTGAGTTTCTTCAGGCTGTCAGAATAGTCTCTTTCCATATTAGCAAGCTCTTCGGCGGCTGCCTTGGCTGCTTTCTCCGCTGCTGTTTCCTTATGATGGTGGGTGCTTGTATCAATTGTTCGAGTATCAATAGGATTGTTGCCTCCCTGATTTCCGAAAGATCCATCTTGGTTAACAAGTTTGCCACCTTTTGCAGCCTTATCAAGATTCGAGCTCGATTCATTATACCTCCATTTGTTCAGGTTATATTCCTTTTTTGCCTTATAGAGATCAAAAGCATTATGCCCAATAAGCCCGTATCCATGACTCAGGTTATCGTATTTTTTCTCGACAGAAGCGCTATTGTTCGGATTTCCACCCCAATCACGCTCTATTTCCTTCATTTTTTCCTGAGACTGCAACTTCTGATTTTCGTAAAACTCGACATCGGCAGCCTGTTTCAGAATCCCTATTCTTTCTGTGAGGATTTTATTAAGATCCTTTTCATTCGTAATCCGGGTTCCGAGGAGGTTGTTGATTTGACTGACAATACCTTTATGTTGAGTTACAGTAAGTTTATTATCGTTTAAAAGCCTCTTTAGGCGTTCCATTTTATCAAGTTGTGGAGAATATTCTTGTTCCGCTTTTTTAAGTTCCTGGTTATAATCAGCAGCCATATTCTTAATCCGCACGTGCTCATCGTAGATTTCCTTGAGATCAGATATTATCTCAACAAGGGCGGAAATAATAATCATTGGGCCGAACTGAGTCCACATTGCCTTAAAAGCTGCACCGACTTTTTCGGCGCCCATTTGCAATTTTACCTGTAAGGCATGCCATGTCGATCCGGTCTGCACGGCTGCTGCACGTTCAGTAGCCACACGAGCCTCAGCCTGCAATTTTTCCTGTGCAGTCCTGTTTTCTTCAAGTTGGGCTATTGTCTGATTTCTTTTTAGTTGTATAGCATCAATCTGATCACAAGAGGAGTTAAAAAACTCTGTATTTTCTTTATCAAGTGTTTTTTCAAGTGCTACTTCTTTTCTTTTCAATGTACCAAGTTTGGCATTCATGCTGATCGCATCCTGCACAATTTTTGCAGAGCTTTCGGCAAAATTAGCTCTCAGCACTGAAAAGATTTTCCATCCTTTTATACTTGCAAAGATAACCCCGATTTTTACGATAAATCCGGTCATATCGCTTGCAATCGAGGTGAGCACACTCCTTACTGCATGTAAGATACCAGCAAGAGGCCCGTTGGTCGATTTGCCAATATCCACTAGGGATGTGTCCCATAACGCCTTAATGCCTTTGATAGTACCCTCAACCGTCTGAGCATTATCCTCCGCCTGCCTGGCAGTAGTACCATTGCTTTTTTGCAACTCCCCATTAAGCTGCATTACTTTCTGATAGTTTGCTATCAGTGTTTCTGCTCCAGCATAAGCCCGTTTACCGAAAATTGTGGCCATGGCACTTGAATTGTTCCCGATTCCGCTTTGCTCAAGTTTTTTCAATGTCCCGGAAAGTCCGTCAGCCTTAAGGGTGGCAGCATTGATGTCAACCCCGAACTGTTTAAAGACCTTTGCAGCCTGAGGTGTCTGTGCTGATAGCCGGGTTATCAATTGCATTACCGTCGTACCTGCCTGCGTAGATTCCATTCCGGCCTGCATCAGTCCGGTTACAGCCGATACGGTATCCTCAATACCTATTCCTGCTGTTTTGGCTACAGGAGCAACCTCCCTTAAGGATTCTGTGAGTTTGTCAATACCACCGACCTTCGGGGCTGCGAATGATAGGACATCAGAGACTTTCTTAGCATTAGCCTCCGTCACACTCATTCCGAAAGCCTTCATCTGCTGAGTGAGAATATCCGCAGCCTTGGAGGTATCTATTGACCGGGCCTCAGCAAATTCCAGTGTCGTTCCGAGTATCTTGGTCGCATCAGCAGCCGAAACACTGTTGGTGACCATCTGTCCCATCGCTTGTGCTGCTTCGGTTGCAGAGTAATTCGTAGTTGCACCCATCTTCAGTGCAACATCCTGCATATTCTTGATTTCTCCGCTTGTGGCGTTGGCAGAACCCTTGATATGCGCCATTTGCTCCTGAAACTCCTTACTCTGCTCAATCATCGATGTGGTGATAGTGCCTATCCCGAGGCCAACACCAATCGTCCCCAGAGTATTCGTAATGGAGGCTTTCATCTTCTGAAAGATACCTTCCACTTTCTTTGCACCTTCATTGACACCATTCGTCAGAAGGTTTAGCGCTATGGAATAGTTAAGTTTTGCCATTTTGTTTATTTTTTATTCAGTCCAAATAAGCACTTTGCTATGTTGATATCCTTATCCGTGATTTTATCATCCTCTCCATTCTGAGACTTTTCCCAGGGGAACGGCATGAAATCATGTGCTTCTGTACCTTTGTCGAGATAAGGGGATAATTGCAGCATTGCCCAGAAACGTTTGTCCGTCAGCCTGTTTTTTACGTATTTTGCGTACTGGTCTGTCAGATAAGACAGATAGCATAAATCCATATTGAGTATGGATTCCGGAGAAATCCCCAGGCAAATCAAACTCCCTATGATATCGCCCACATTCTGTTTTTCAGATTTCCCGTCATTTTCAGATTTTTCGTTTGCGACAATGAAAAACTGAGAAGAAAACAGGATATCATCATTTATTTTTTTTATTCTAGCCCGGACTTGCTTTGTGTCAGTTTCCGAAAGAGCCTTTTCGTAAAGCCCTAATGTTACCCTTTCTTGTTTATCAGCCTCATCGATCACATACAGGATCGAGAGATCATCTTTATAATCTTTCGCATCAAAATCCTCGAATGATTTTCCGCGGAGCTGCTCCCAGAGAATTATATCCTTTATCTTTATCATATTCAAAAACAAAAAAGACCGGCCGTAAAGCGGTCGGCCTCAAAACACTTTTATTTAACCCTCAAAGTTTAGCTTTTGGCGGAATCAGAAGGTGCTACAGGCACTACAGGATCAACAAGAGTCAATTTCCCTGATCCGGTTCCTTGCATGGAGTTGGTTGCAACAGCACCCTGCTCACTGGTGATGTCTATACTCGTCAAAAGCACTTTGCCTTTATAATTCGGAAAGGTCGTATCTATAGCAACACCAGTCATATTACCGTCATCATCAACAGAACTCTTCATCGTCCCGAACTGAAAATCAAG